TGCGCGGTATGGTCGATATCCTGGTCATCCACGCAGTAGCAGAGCGTCCCGACATCCGTCTGCGCCGCACCGGTATGGGGAATCCATATCTGGCCCGTCTCGATCTCGACATTCTCGGCATGGGAACCGAGTGCGGTCACTTTCTTCTTGCAGATTCCCATGTTCACGGATGCGGCAACGCCATCGGCGACGTTGGTATATCCGTCCGTGTGGAATTTGAGCAGCGAACCCTTGTACAGAATGTCCGCAGCTCCCGCCGTACCCTCGACAACAGCGGTCGATCCGGGTACGCACTCATATTCTCTATCAGCAGTCAGAGCCATTTGATTTCTCCTTTATCCCAGGGCCTTTTTCCTGGTGTCGATCCAGAGTTCATTGTTGGAACCCACAAGCCCCACACAAAGCCCGAAGGCGACGTTTGCGCTACCCTTGGCAGCAGTCAGCACCACGCCATCGTCGGCGATTGCGTAGAAAAGAACGCCAACATCGGCCTGTTTCACTGTGCCGCTTACGGTTGTAGCCACGGTCACGCAGGTCATGTTTCCGGCAGCAGAAGCGGTATTCGCTCCCCTGTGAACGTTCACGATGGTCACGGTCGTCGTCCCGGTCGCGCCGAAAACTACTCCGGCTCCGCCGATGGCGTTGATGACCGCCGCGATCTTTCCGCCCACGGTTCCAGCGTTGTCCCCGGTTCCGATGGTCACTTTTTCCGATACGCCGAGAGCAGGGGCCAGGATGGTCGGGTCGGTTCCGCCTGATCCAACCTCTACCCACACGCAGTATGCGGTTGTGTCGTCGAAAATCTGGAAATACTTATTCGTATAGTTGACGTTCAGCGTCCCGCCGTCGCCGGGGACTACTGTGGTCGTCTGCTGGCTTTTCTTTTCGACGGCCAGGACACCCACCTCAATGTCAACATCCTCGGCATGAGCGCCAGCGGCTACTACCTGCTTGACGCAAAGGCCAATCGGCACGACGCCAGCAGAAGCGGCAGGGACGGCGATATATCCGTCCGTACCTATTGCCATGATACCGCCCTTGTAGAGCGTATCTGCTCCGCCCGCAGTCCCCTTGATCCGGGGAGCCGGGTTTATGCACATATAATTCCTGTCAGCCGTGAGAGCCATATCCCGCCCCCTTACTCAGCGCCATTGATGAGCTTGTCCACTTTCTTCTCGTCGAGCTTGGGGTTGAACTTGCGGGCGAGCTTCCGTTCCTTGTCGCCGAACCGCACATCACCCGACCTTCCGGCCACGCCACGCACGGAGAAGTCCACGCGCTTCGGAAGTTTCTCGACGATCTCCCGCGTCCCCTTCTCATTGTCCCTGAACTGCTTGCGCCAGAAGTCCTCGTCCACGGGCAGAATCTTGCCATCGGAGAGTGAAGCCTTGATGAAATCGTCCTCGCCCTTCGCCTGTTCCTTGTCCTTCATGTCGGCGAGTTGGCTCTGAAGCCCATTCACCTGCTCCGAGAGCTGGACCAACGCCTTCTCAAGCGCAGTCTCCGGCAACTTCGCGGGGGTTTCGTTTTTGACACCGAGCGCCACGATGAGCGCGGCCTTGTCCTCGGGCGTCGCGTTTTTCATAAACTCCGTAACATCCTTGAGTTCCATTTTTATCTCCTCGACTTCGGCTATTGCCGATTTAGCGGGGTCGCCATGCGCTCCGCGAGACTCCGAAAGGTGAGCATCCGGCATCGTGTTCATCGCCGGACGATTCGTGAGAGCAACGCCGGACAGGACGGGATAAACCATCTCGCCCGTCTTGACGTTCAGCGCTTCCTGGAGGGTTGCGGAGTAGTAGCGGTAAATCTTCTGGTTGACGAGTTGCCTGCCCTTCTCCGTCCAGTCCCATTTCACGTACAGGCCATCATCCCGGGCCTCAAGAGCGACGGCCCAGGCATTGGCGGCTCCACCGTCATGGTCAGTGTCCAGGAACGGCTGGCGGTTCCCCAGTGCCTTGTCCTGCCAATTCTTCACGAGGCGATCCATGTAGGTTTTCGTGAATACGAGATCGCCGTAGAAGTCGTTGAACCAGTAGCCTACCGGCAGGACTTTCTGGAATCCGTCAGCCGTATCGACCAGGGATACCTCGGAGAGCGTCGCCTCGTAGGGATGTGATCGGTCGGAAAACTTCGCGGAGGCTTTGCGAAAGGTGGCATTCGCCGTCTTGATTGCGGCTATCTCCGCGTCCAGTTCGTCCACGCCTCCCGAAATCGCCATTGCTTCATTGGCGACCTTGAGCCATTCGTCTGCCTGGGCGGGCGTCAGCGTCATCCCGGCGCAGTATTTCGATACATCTTCAGGCTTGAACATTATGCGCCTCCCTCTGATTTCATCACGTAGATATTCACGCATCGGCATCGCCCGCCGCCGTAGCACTCAGGATCGGGCATTACCTGTTCTTCTCCGGGCGGCCACTGTTCACCGTCATGCTCCGCGCATTGCTCGCAGGCGTTCCCGTCAAGGATCGCGGATCGGTAGACGTAGGCCACGCCATCGGCATACTCTTGGGCTGCGAAGTCGCGCCCCGCGCCCCACCCGCCATTGACAGCGCCGTCAACAATCGAATCGTATCCGGCCTCTGAAAAGCTCCGCGATTCCATGTCGATGTATTTCAGAAGCGCTTCGCCCACGATCCCGGATTTTCTGGCAACGATTCCCGTCTGCAATACCATGCTTTCCAGTTTTGACGCGGCACCCTCGACCTCAAGCGAAATCTGATCTTCCATGAGGTCGAATAGGTCATTCTGGGAAACGCGAGGACGCTTCTTGGTAATCATGGCAAGCCGCTTACCGATCTGCTTCTCCATTTCCTTTCTGACTTGCTCTTTTCCCGCTACGTACTGGCTTCGGTATGCGGATACAAGCGCCTGGAACATTTCAAGTTTGCCTGATACTTGCACCTTGGTAACGCGCTTCCCTTGCGAAGCCTGGGCTACCAGGGAGATGCGCTGCTGCTCTTTAATATCCAGCACCGTCCTAAGTGCAGTTTTCTTTGCGTTGTCGAGCTGTACGGCCATGCCCTCGATGTCTACCAGTTGCACCTCGGGGGACGTTGCCGACGCGAGCCTGATTCCTTTTTTGCGCGTATTGAGTTCTGGCGTCTGTTCTTCATCGTCGGCTGTCTGTTGATCGGTCGGGTTTTCGGGGACGGCAGGAAGCGTGGCAAGAGGGGCAACTTCTTCCTTGCACGGCAGTTCGAGCGATTCACGGAGTACGGCTTCAAGGCCATCATCCGGCGTGATGAGTTTCCCCGTCACAAGCGCGGCGAGCCCGACCGTATCAATGTCGCTTATTCCGTTGACTTTCAGGGTCGGATATTGCTTTACATCCCAGTTGTAATTGACATATTCGCGGATTAGGAATCGGTTTACCACGTCGCAGATATATCCGGCATAGGTTTTGATCGACTTGTTGAACATATCAATGAAAGATACACCGAGGGCGCGGCTTCCTGTCTGCGAAGTCCCCAGGTCGATGAACTGCGCGAGCATCGCCTTGCCGATAGCCTCGTCGTGGTACTTGATCGACGGGATAGCATCGTCACCGACTGTCCCGCCGTTCAACACTTCAAGCAACCAGCCTTCGGGCTTCACGATGTAAGATTGTTCCTGCGCTTGCAGGTTTTCCAGCGTAGTTTCTGCGTCAGTCCAGGCAGCATCTCCCGACTTAGTACCATTGGGCGCGGTCATTACCGGAACGCCTACGCCGTATCGGTCATGCTTTATTGCGTCGATCTTCTCTAGGTTAGATTTTATAAACCAGGGCTTGTACGCGGTGCGGAGAATGGAAACGCCTTCCCAGTTGTCGCCCTCTTTATCGTTCGTGAACACAAGGAGCTTTTCAATCGGCAGGATGTATCTTGTCCCGTCGGCGTCCATTTGCTCAGGCCCGATCAATGCGCGGGTGTTCCCGTCGTATTTCCAGTCCACGATTGACAGGGGGAGTCGGGGATCGAGCTTGCGGATGCCAAGGACGCCATCATCGCGGTATTCCCACACCTTTTCCAGCACAGAGAAACCAAAGGGAAGCATTAAAAGGATATGCCGGACAGTGTCATCCCATGTCTGGCTCATCCCGTGCAGTAGGTTGTTCTCGATGACCTTGGCTATCTTCTGGTCAGCCTCGTCCTCGCTGGCGGGCTCGATGAACCAGTTCGCCCCACGTATCGGCAGGGTAATCGCCTTGAGTACACTGCCCACCTTCGGATCGCTCCGGCGCATCTCGTCGAATATCTGCCGCCCTTTGTAGCCCATAAGCGCGGTGACATACTCGCCAGTCGCCATGCCATAAAAAGAGCGTCCGCCGTTACCCGTGACGCCGTAGATTGTCGGCTCTTTTCCCTTCACCACGTCGATCTTGTCGGCCTTGATGGACGGGGATGCGGTTGCGTTCGGGGTTTCAGAAAAGGCTTTACGGGCGGCGGTCAAGCGGTCGGCTAGTTTCAAAACTTCCTCCCGCGCAGTCCCGCAGTTTCAAGGCGGCGCTCCGTATGGGTTGCGGTAAACGGCACAGTCTCGCGTCGATAGAAGCAAAGCAAAAGAGCATCCGCCTTATCGGGTGAACGTCCTAACCGCTTCTTATAGTCAGCTTTCGATTCAATCTTCTTCCTGTCGTCGGGCGTGTACTTGTACTGCCGTCCCGAAAGCTCGGCCATTAAATCAGCATCGTCCGGAATATCCATCTTGTCAAGGGGTATGGTGAACCACTGTTCGTCAGCACAGCTAGTGTATAGCTTTGTATCAACAGGACTTCCGCCATTGTGTACTGGCAGAACATTTTTTGATCCCAGGTCGCGGAGCTTGTCCGTAACTCCTCCACCTACGCCGTCATCATCGACCTTTATACATATCTCAGGCTTCCGGTCGGCCATGTCCCAGGCGGTACGCGCTACGAGTTGCGTATCTGCGCCGTTGAATACTTTGGGTTGGTCTGCCTTCATGCCTCGGCGCTTGTAGATAACAGATCGGTCGTCACCGAAGCGGGCCACGTCGATTCCAAGCTCAACGATTCCGTCGGGGTCGTCGGGCAGTTTCCTGCCCATCGCTTCGCGGATCTGTGCACGGGCCAGGACAGAGCGCTCGCCCTGGATGCGCGGAGCGCCGTTCCATACGTGTTCAGCAAGCTCTGGATCCCGCGCGAAATCCTCGTCCATTTCCCTCTGGAGCTCGGCAGTCCACCAGGGATTGTCAACCTTTCCGGGTTTCAGGTCGATGAGGATTGCGTCATTGCGCCCCTGCGTCCGGGCGATGATCGGATCCACTTCCTCGTCCGGGTTCATACTGTACCAGAGCTCCGATCCAGGCTTGCGCAGGGTGGGCATTACCACGTCGAGAGAGTGAGCCGTCACGGACTGCGCTTCCTCGATCCAGAAGATGTCGAAATCCTCAAGGCTCTTGAGCTGGTCGGCGCGCAGATCCGAGATGCCGCGGAATATAATATGGCTGCCGGTTCTCGGACAGTCGATGTATTCTTTCGTGATCGTCCAGCCGGGATACCCGAGACGCTCTATCGTGTCGCGCATGAGCTTCCAGACGGATTCCTCAAGGGTGAGCTGTACCTCTCGCAAGCAGGCGATATGAACCCTTCGGACGCTGGCGATCTGTATCAACAGGCTGGCGATGCTCCAGGACTTCGCGCCAGCGCCGCGGCCGCCCCGGCAACCCTTTATCCTCATGGGCTTGCGGAACGCTTCCAGCTTCGGCGATACAGTTTCCCGCTCAATCTTCTCGCGGAGGGCAAGCTCTTCAAGTATGGCGGATTCGCTACGCATCTTGCTTGGCCCTCAGTTCGGCAAGGCGGGTGACTGCATCTTCGTGAGACATGGTATATATTCCGAACGGGCCGCCCTCGGCGTGAACATTCACCGCCTGGGCGTCAACATATCCGGCATGATTCTTGAGCCAGAAGATATGACCCGCACAGGATGTGCCGTACAAACCGCCTTCGTGCGCTGCCTGGATAAATAGCTTTGCCCTTTTTATAATGCAAGAATATTTCTCTCCCCGCGCCTCCTGGTCGGCAAGGCTTTGCCTATCGCAGAATCCTAAATTATAGGCAAGCGCGGCAAGGGTAGGAGGATCAGGAAACAAATTGTTTTTGGTTTTTTTTATCGATTCGAAGTACTTATCAACGGCTTCGGCAAGTTCCCTTGGGGATGAGAATAGGGCGGGTTTTCCCCGTTTCTTTTTTGTTGATTGCCCAGGATTCTCACCCTTAGCCACGGTCTGCCCTTATGGGCGGGCATAAAAAAGCCGCCCTGTCTCGATACGCCAGCTCAAGGCCGGCGCTCGAGCTGATTGGGCAGCTCTTCGCGTCGAATGGAAAAAGAAACTCACTCGGTCGGGATGTGGTCTCCCTGTCAGGCTCCAGTATACCAGATCGCAAACACCTGTCAAGTACTAATTACCTCCGAGTTCATCCCAGGCCGTTACTTTCTTTCCCGCCTCTTCCCTGCTTCCAAAGTTCGGCGCTCCCGTCGTAAAAGGCCGGACCTCCATGTTGCGGTCACGGATAGTGCCTCCTGGACCCTGCTTGTACTCGCCCCGCGATAGGCGCAAGTTCCAAACCTTCGTGATCCAGTGCGGATCGTACTGCGTAATCCCCTGGTCTCTTAGTTCCCCGGCAACCCGTACACATTCCTGCCCATTCTGTTCGTTGCGCTGTTCGTACTCCGGTAGGGCTATGGCGCTCTGCGCGCTGTCTTTCTCCACGCAAGCGGCGCGGTACGCCTTGTCGAAAACTGCGATGTCGGGAGGTTTCCCGTATTGGCTTTCATGGGTCTTGGATACAACCGTTTTTAGCGCGGAGAGATAGGCACCATCGAAGCCGGAAAGGTACTCCATGATGTCAGCCATCTGGCCTTTCGGGTACTTGCCGTAATAGCCCTCTGCCCATGATACGAATTGGGAAGCTGTCAGTTCGCGCATTCTGCCGCCTTCCTTGCCGCCACTTCGCGGGCAACCTGCTCCCATTCTTCAGCCCTATCCTGTGGCGCTTCCAATTGCTTCCTTGCCTCAATCTTTACCCTGTCCCAGATTCCAGACTTTGCGAGCGCTGAAGGCAAAAATGGCTGCCGTGACCAGAATTTGTCATCCCCGCGCGTGAGCATGAAATATGCCTCAAGCATGATCTGAATATCGCTTGGATTGTTCTGCGCGTATCCCATGATCTTGCGGATAGCGATCACCTCGCCGCCAGGATCGGTGAAAGGACCCTGGCTCAGGAATGCCGCCTGAATCGTCGAGAAGAGTTCCGTATCCATCGTCGCCGGAAGTTGGGAAGGGTCGCGCGTGCGCTCTTGTGTGTTATCTTGCTCTTGCTTATGTTCCTGTTTCTGTTCCTGATTAGGCATAGCCTTTACAGAAGGCTTTGGCGAAGGCTTACCGAAAGCCTTATCAAAAGCCTGTATAAAGCCTTCCCCCATTGTGTAAATAACTGTGCGTAAATGATTTACAGCTCTATCACGCAATGAACATTCTGGCAGGGTGTCAAAGTATGTTGCCCATCCAGTTATGACATTAGGGCTTTCGGGTCGATTGTACTCAATAGCATTAGGAAGCCATATCAATCGGGCTTTCTGATCGGCTTCCGCCATGCCTTTAGACAAGACTTCCTGAAAGGCTTTGGCAAAGGCTTCATCACTCCATTTTAGGGCTTCCGCCATAGCTCTTGGACCAGCACAAAAAAGTCCCGGTATTGAACCGGTTAGTGGACTTGTCAAGAGCCATAGCCATAAACCCTGTCCACATGGAGGAATCGGAGTGAGCTTATTAAAATCGCCGTCCCCCCAGGTTGATATATATACTTTTCTATATATCTTAGCCATAAATTGACACGCTTTTATTGATGGTCATACTGCCCTCCAAATAAAAAAGACCGCTCCGGGGCGTCTACTCCCCTCGGCGGTCAATTTCGCTAGCGGTAACGTTCGCGGACGGTAGACGGCATCCACGAATCAGCCAGCATCCCCAGTATATCACTACCCCAAGTATTGTCAATCTCTGGCTTGATATACCTAATCCTTGCCATTATCTGCCGTCCTTTTACTTTAACAGGTAGGTGCTTTTCGCCATTTCTTTGCGCGAGTTTATCTTATAGATTCGTAGGTCGGCGTTAATCTTCTGCAACAATCCTGGCTCTAGCGCCGGATCGTTTCTTAAACCTCGCGCGTACATTGATCCGATGCGCCGAAGCATCCTTCCCCATCGTTTCGCGCCAGTCCTCGGGCTGCATCGCTTCCAGTAGGTTGTCATGGCTTCTTTTTGACACGTCATTCCGTCCTCTCTTTATTGCCCCGAACTGATGCGTCTACAGGCGCGTCTACAGCGTCAATCTCGGGCTGTAGGGCGTCCCAGGAGTCGGTGCATCCAACCTCTTGATGATAAGTCATTGTTTCCCCCGCCTCTTTCATCTTCCTGACCAACCCCACCAGTTCCGCGTTGCGCTTCTCGGCGGAGGTTAGTTGTTCCTGTAGGCTACTCGCGGCCATGTTTGCGACGATTCTTCGTGATTCCATGTCGTCCCTCTCGCGTTCGGCGGCTTCGAGGGCGGCGAGGACTTTATCCGCCCTTCTGTGCGGTTTACAAAACTGACAGTCGGGATCGTCGCAAGTTGTAAAGCCTTGGCGTGTTTCTTTAAGCGCCTGAAAACACTCAAATAACAAAGCATCCTGCCGTTCCACCTGGGAGCGGAGGGCGATTACTTCGTCTCTCAGGTCTATAGATGCGTTATCACAGACTGACCTTGAATAGGTGTCGAGCATGGGGGATTCGAGTATGCTACATTTATGACAGAACAGCCAAATACATCCATCTGCACCCCTCACCCGTTTCCATTCAGCACCGCACTTCGGGCAATGCTTCCCATCGTTTCCCGCCGTTGCAAGCGCCGCCTCGATTCGTTCTTCTCGCGTCATTTCTTTGCCCTCCATGCGGACAGATATTCCTCCGCCGCTTCCGTTGCACCGATACAGCGGGACTCAACGGTGTCATCGTGTCCTCGTGCATACCCTGATGCGTAAGCCTCAAAAATCAGCGCATCCGGCTCCGGCTCGGCAAGAGCGCGGTCGAGGATGGTTCGAGTGTTCCATAACCTTTGATTAGCTATAAACGATTGGCTGGAAACAGTACGAAGTCCGCACTTTTTACAGGCGATACGGTTATCGCCTATTCTTTTTGCTTCACCACCGCAGAGTGGGCATGGTTTCAGTTCGTCGCGGCTCATATCGCCCCCTTGGCTGCCAGCATGAAGATGGCAAACGTCATGCACGCAAGAATCCACAACACTGTCCATATCCAGGGTTTCATTTTCATTCCTCGATTAGCGCTATGCCGTATTCGGCAGCCAGGGCGTGAGCTTCTTCGATGCACCACGCGCATTCCTCGCTCGTCATGTTGCTCTCTGATATGGGCAGTGGTGTCATATCTATCAGGGAGTACACGACATCGCCATTTTCTTTCTGCAGAAACCGAAGTCCGCGTTTGAATGCTTGCCGTTTCAGATAGAGTTTCACGTCGTCAAATTCATTTCCGGTTGCCTTACATATTTGCTGGACATGGCCGTTGAAATGATGCGATTGACTATACGGACCGGTTGATCGTTTCTTAGAGGGAATGGAGATTTCAAGGTCGAAATGTTCTGAATCTTTAGACTTTCGAACAAGCTCCCGATACTCGGATTCATAAAGACGCGGAATTTCAAACGAAACTATTTGAGAGGTTCCGGTCTTTATGCGTTTCGCGTTCGGGAGCTTGAATTTCGTCATTTCATCGCCTCAAAAATTCTGCCAGGGGACTTCGTCGGTGAAAGGCATGACCTGGGGGGCTGGCTTCTGCTCTTGGATGGGAGTGGGCTGTACCACGGAAGTCGCTTGTCCAGGAATGGCGGGCTTGTCCACGATGAGGTAATGGATTTCCCAGTAGGCATTTCCCTGGTCGTTCGGTTTTCCCTTGTGGATGTGGGCTTTGCCGACTCTTCCAATCCATCGCTGGTAGTCGAAATTCCCGCGCGGGATCTTGAAGCAGTCGTACAACTTCGTAAGGTTCGCGTTGAAATATTCATTTTTCACGAGGCGGTGTTTGAATACGATCGTGGCTTCGGCGATGACGAGTTTGACGGTCATCATCGGATCGCCGTTTCTCGTAGTCTCGAAAAGCACATTCTGAATCTTGACCTTGTAATCGCCTTCCTTCAGGTCAATCGGCTGGTTGTACTCTTCGGGGGCATACCCCTCTTGGAACTGGTCCATCTTGTCCTCCTTAAAGCCTGCGGAATTCGATTCCGTTCTTATTCATGTAGTCGCCGAGGGCGACAATTTGGTCATATGTGCCGCGCACCCACATCGAGCGCTCGAGAAGGACAGGCTGCGGGGCAGGTTCTTCGATAACTGGCTTCTGTGGAATTTCTTGAGTAATTACCACGGGTACAGTCTCTGGAGCGGCTACAGGGGAAGGAGTAATGATCGGCTTGGCTTCTTCGAGCTTCTTTGCCGCTTCCCTGTCTTCACGCTCTTTCTGGATCGCGGCCAGCTGTTCTCGGTTCGCCTTTATTTCGTCCGCTCGCTTGAGAGCCGAATCGAGGTTGAGGGTTTGGAGGTAGTACGCTTTCGCGTCCGGTTCGTTGATGCGGTCGAGGATAAGAAGGTCGTCTTCTGTTTTCTTGATTCTGGCGACGATTTCAGCCTGAACGTCCTTGATCTTAGTCGTCTTGTTGAGCCATGTGGGATTGAAGATCTGGTCGAAAGTAAAGAACTTGCAGCCCTGAGCGGTGAAGAAGGATTCTATCTGTTCGCGCTTCTCGGCCTTCTCGCGCTCTTCGACTTCTCTGACTATGGCGTCGATCTGCCCCGAAGACTTTTTTATCTCGGCGCAGGTTTCGGTCACAGTGTCCTTGAACTCATTAAACGGCTTCATGAATTCGCGTTCGAGCTCGAGGCGCTTGTCGTTCAGCTTCTTGGCCGCGGCGTTGAGCTCCGCCTTGTCGCGCTTCGCGTCGGCGATGTTCGCTTCGCTGTAGTTCTCGGCCTTGTAGTGGACAAGGTTTCTCTTTACGGTTTCGAGGATCGCCTTCGCGTTGGTCGTGAGCTCTCCTACCGTGTACTTCGAGACAACGAGGTCAAGGCTTTCGGATTGCGGCTTCTCGTCGGAGAGGAAAGAGGCGTCAAGAGTCCGCCCTTCGCGGTAGGCGTCGATGACTTCGGCAAGTTTCTCGTCGGAAAGGACCACTATCGGCACGACGTGGTAGTTTCCGGTCTTGGGACAATGGAGGACGCGCAGCGTGTCTCCGCCGCATATCTTCCGGTACAGGTTGAGTTGGATCGTCCAGGCAAGAATGTCTTTCGTGGATTGGGTCTTGATATCGTCGATACTGTCCGGATCGGAATAGACGATATCGGCGGTACCGGCAAACAGAATCCCGTTCACAATGGCCGATCCCTTCACCTCATGGGCGACAGAGCGGCCGCCGAACTGCACTAAAATCCACGCGCCTTCTGGAGTCTCGTACTTTTCATTTTCTATGTCTTCGTGGATCTTCTTCCCGCGTTCTCGGGCGGCATCCAACGCCGCCGGCGGAATGTTCGAAAGGTCTTTGCCGGTAACGGCCGATACGATTTCTGTTACGCGGGGAACAGTCGCACCATCGACCGTGTAAATCTGCTTTTCCTGATCAAACGAGAGAGTTCGCATGGGTGGGCTCCTTTTTGGTGGCGGCAGGGGTGGATACCAGGCCGTAGTACTCGCGGATCGCCGCGTCTACGATGGCCAGGTCGTTGTCAATGAAACGGTCTGTGAACATTCCGATAGGGGATTTCACGGTGTCGGTTCCATCGTTGAGGGTGGAAAAGTAGAATTTTCCATCCTGGACTGCGGTTCTGAGGACAATCGTGAACATGCCTTCAACTGTGATTTTTTCGTCCAGCATCTTGCCGATGGTTTTGAACTTGGTATTTCCGAAGGTGTCTATTTCGGTATGCCCGAGGAAATAAACTACTTTTTGAGGGGGAAGGGCGATAATGTCCCGGACGAGGTTCCAGAAGGACAGGCCGATATCGGTGAATTTCTGATACCCTGTTTCCTTGGCCCGCCTCATGTATTCGTTTGCCATGAGATACTGCGCATCGTCTATGACGATGATGTCGCTTGTCGCTCTTTTGATCAGCGCGGTGATTGCCGCGTAGTCGTCCGAGTCAAAAGACTTTTTCGAACTTTTGAAAGGCAGCGGCTTCGAGGCAACGTTGATCAGGCCGAATTTGACCGGATCAAGATTACGCATCGAAGCACTTTTTCCGCTCCCTGAAGTTCCCAAAATCATTACCGGAATACCCATATTCCCTCCTTGGGGCTTTACGCCCTAATACGCTCTTTCGTCATTGCCCGGATCACGTCACGGACCGTACTGTCGTCCTGCAATCCAGTAGCGATGATGACGGGCAGATACACGGCGTCCTCGATAGACAATCCCGCCTTCATTCTGGCCAGCGTCATGGCCGTCCCGCGCGGCGTCGCCAGGAATCGAAGAGACCGTGCAACGTAGTCGGCTAGGAGTATGTTCACGCGGTCGCCTCAAGCATTTCCTGATCTTCCTCCGCGTCGATGCGGTGCATCTCGTCGGTGGCCGCGAGGTCGCGGATCGCTAGATCAAGCAACTCGTCAGCGACTCCAGGGCAGGACTCGTCTAGGAAGTCCACGAGGTTCACGCTGTCCGCGTCGCCGGGCATCATCGATGGCGCGCGGATCGTGTCGATTTCCCAGTCCGCGTCATCGTCGGTGCGCGTGATCGTGACGACGAAATCCGTGCAGACGTGGTGAATGGTGCAGGTGTGGGATTCGCTCATTTGGCGGACTTCTTTCCGAGCAGTGGGGCGCTGATCGACCCGTTGTCGGCTACGATGTTGGCGGCCGTGGCGAGCAGGGGGAAATCCAGCTTCGACCCGTTGTAGGCTCTGATGTCGGCGGCCGTGGCGAGCAGTGGGGCGCTGATCGACCCGTTGTCGGCTCTGATGTTGGCGGC